AACTCACCAGTCATCATAACCTGAGTCTGTAATCTCTTAGCTTCAATAGCTCCAATATAACCATACAATCCTACAGATAATGAATTATCTGTTTCATTTGGCATATACAGTTTCTTAATATCGTTTACTAAATCTACGAGATTGTATATATCAGTATTAACAACTTTCTTCATTATTTGTACCACCTTAACTTAAATTCACCACCACCACGCATATCAACATAAGCACCTCTAGCAAGTTCACCATTTATCAAAGCCGTTCCTCCACTAGTTACATTATCTTGTCTCAATGTATCTAATGCTGGTTCATAATTAGAAACACCTTTTACAAAGTTCTGCTTTACTATTGGCATCCAATCTTTCTTGGAAAGATCCACTGCACCAATACGCTTTGTCATAAGATCATTGAAGTGTAATAATATTCGTGGATCATTATCTTCAATAAATGCAGATTTGAAATTGATACTAAAGCTTAATCCATTATCAAAGCTTGGATCTGAGAATGCTTCTCTTGGAACATTTGTTGGGAATACCCCCCAATAGTATGCATAGTATCTAATTGTCTCCATATCTTCATCTACAAGGAATTTAAAAACTCCCATAATATTATGAAGCATTTTATATTGATAATATACTGGATCTGGAGGTGTAACTAAACCAGACTTTCTAACCTTATGATACTCTGAATAAGCTTTAAAGAAATGATACACTTCAAGCTTCTTACTATCTACAAACTCTAATGAGAAATCTCTGTTCTCATCAGAAGTTTCTGAATCTTTTAAGTATTCTATATTAGATCCAAATATCGTATTAGGAGTATCTAAAGTGCTAGAATCAACAGATGGCAAATCCAAACTATTGTTTACAGTGAAACTCAATAGGTTACAAAATGGATCAGCTTTATTCAAAGAATATTGTAACTGCTTTGCAACTTCAGGTCTCTTTGAGATTAACCACACAAAGTATGGGTTATCTTGTAATTGAGGATTTAGAGTTAATCCATTAGCACTGAAAGATTCAGACTTATCAAGCTTTCCATATATATTGGTAGCATGTTCATTGTAGCAGATATGCAAATCCGGCTTTACAAAGAATAAGTATTCTCTAGTATCATTTAGCTTATTATGAGGGTCTAATACTCTACCAAATCTGGAATACTTTTTATATTTATTCTCATTAATATCATCACTTGAATAAATACCAACAGAGTTAAAAGTAGCATCACCAAGGTTTACATCTAAACCAAAATTTACACCAACATCAGCACTATTTCTATCCGTCTGTTTACGACTCTTAGTACGATCATCCATCGTTCTTTCGACGTATGTTTTCATTAATGTCCCCTTTATCGTATAATTAATTTAAAGTTTTCCAATATTATTAAAAATAAACTCGGTTATATATAATATAAGTGATACAAACGTAAATAATTTTCCTTCCTGCAAATAATTGTTAATATATTTTAATATATTCATTTATGAATTAAGGAGGAAGAAAGTTATGTTTATTGATTTAATTGAAGAAATTGTAGTGTCGGTTATTACCGATGAAAGAATTAAGTATGCAGCAAAAGAAATTGGTGATGAATTAATTAACTTAGCTACAGACGCAGCAGTACATTCTATACAAAAGTCTTGTGACAGAGTTAGGAATGAGATTGGTTGCGATAAAAGTGATAGAACTGATATTGTAGTTTATGATTTTTAGATGCTATATCGAAAGGTATAGTATTTTCGATGATAGTGGTGTGTGACGAAAGTAGTCATATGCCACTATCCCATCGCTTTAATTTCTTTTTTATAAAAACATTTATATAATTCGAATATAATGGGAGGATCACTAGTTTGAGAAATAATAGTATAAGAGAATCAGGTGATTTCATAACCTTATTCGATCTCATCAAAACCGTTAAACGTGAATTTGATGATGGTATGAATGAGGATAGAGATAAAGTTTCCGATTACTCATATAATTCTGCCGCAGCTTCTTCTTCTAAATTAGTAGCTGTGTTTCCTCTCTTGGTTAGTAAAAGTGTAGATGCTTCTATTGCTCATAGAGTATCTAAATATATAGAATCAAGAGGGTGTATCATTTTACAATTAGCATTGAGTGCAAACAATATTGCTAATTCTAAGAATGGTATGGAATATCTTAGAAGATTCCACCAGAACTTGGATATTGGTGGAAGTAACCTTAATATGATGATCCAAGCTATGGATGATTATATTGCTCAAAATGAGTCTGTAAAGATGAGTGATAATACTAGAAAGATTAAGCATGAGCTTGATATTGAGTATTTGAATACACTCACTGAGTCGCTGTATAATTTACCAACTCTATATCAATCTGATAGAAACTTGAAGGTTTCTTCTATTGAAGTTGGTAAGATTCAAAACATGTTGAGAGAAGCTGATGCTGAATCTAATAAGATACAGTATGAGGTAACATTCGGACAGAGTGTTCTTGAAGCTGATAATTCAAAGAATGGTAGTAAAGATGACGATAAAGAGATTATTGCTCATCATGATACTGTAAAGATGATGGATAATGATGTAAAGAAGATGAATGCTGGACTTCCTACAATCCTTACAGTAAAATTCTATTCAGATAATGATTCCAGAAACTCTACATCATTCATTGTTGGTGTAAAGAGTAAGATTGTTGGAGTTAATTCTGATGAAATTATCAGAAGAATTTACAACGATAACTCTGATGGAAAGTTCTTCTTTAACTTCATGAAAGCTTTCACTGGAGAGACAAGCTTCATTAAAGACTTCTTGTTAGGATTATCAACTGTTGAAGGTGACATTTCCAGTATTCGTAAAAAAGGTGCTAAGGGTAATGTTTGGAAGATACTACAGAATAGAGCACAGATTGCAAAGACTGCGTTGAAACAGAAGAGAACCAACGTTGCTGCTGCTATAACAACTGTTGTTATCACTCAGACAGATGCCGATTATTTATTTAAGCAACACAATGTAGATGTAACAGATCCTGCTGTAGCATATAGATTTATGATGTCTTATAATCTATTGGGATTCATTATTGTAGACGACTCTACTGAGTCTTTGAAGATAATGTTTGACGATGGTGATAAAGAATTCGAAATCTTATCCTATAATGCATTGGAGAAGGATACATCTGATAATGCTTTTAAGAAAGCTATTACCCTTATGCTAAAACGATAGGAGTGTGATATATGACTTATAATACAGATTATATTAGTATAATCGAAAGAGCATATAATCTAGAAGATCCTTCTATACGGAGAAAGTTCCTATTCTGTAATGAAGCTACAAAGTCGAATAACTTGGAACATCTCGCTAATAGATTATATGGTTTTATCAAACAGAAGGTTGATAAAATTGACTTTGGAACTATTCCAAAGTCTAAGGGTGATATCACAAAGATTGATAACTATCAAAATCTTATGGACTGTATTGAAACAATTAGAGCAATGGTTGTTGAATATAAACAACCAACTACAATTGTTGATCAATTGTCTGTAGCTGTTGATAATATCATTAAGAGAAAACGTGTATTTGAAAAAGCCTTTGGAATGAATATTGAATTCCCAATGATGCTTTATAACAGTACAGTATTGTCTTGTGTATCATCTGTATCGTTACTTATTACTTCTTGTATAGAATATGTAAAAGATGGTCCAAACACTTTTGAAACAGCTTTTAACAAAGCTGCTTATATAAAGTCTAAGGATCATGTTTTATATAAATATATTGTAGGTTTTAACAACATTTGTGCTAATGGATCTTTTGATAAGATGGTTAATGATTGTATTAAGAACAATCTTACAGTAACAAAGGAAGATGCTGATCTTGCATCTCTTGCTGCTATTGGATATGCTGCTTATACAATCGGTACAATTGTTGCAAAGTTCATTACAGGTAAAGGATTATTTGATAATGCTATCTTTGGATTAAGATCTATTGTGTATTATTTTTTCTATATGAGAGTAAACATTTCAGATTGGTTTTCTATCCAAGCTGATTTCTTAGCAGTAAATGCTGAAAATCTTAAATATAGAGAAGATAGAAAAAATTCTGAATCACATAAAAGTAAAGTATATGAAAAACAGATGAAGTGGGTAGAAAGATTTAGAAAGATTTCAAACTTCTTTGCTTTGAAAGATTCTAAGTCTCGAAAGGCTGCATCTGAAAATGAATCAGAAGATAACAAACATCAAGATGATGACGATTATAACGGTAATTCTGATGATGTACTTTTTTAACTTTATAGTAAAAAATATAAGGAGGAAACAACCTAAATGAAGAAAAATTGGTTTGAATATGACATTACCGATTTAAGAGAGTCTGAAGGTTCTGCTGAAGAGCTTTTTGAGAATCTGCCCGAAGATGAGTCTGCTCCTGATGCTGAAGTTGATGAGATCAACGCTGATCCAGATGCATTAGAAGAAGCTGCTGAACTTGGAGAATATGTTGAGCCGTCTCCTGTTGATGGTGATGAGTTCATGGAAGATGATTCTGATGATGAAGCTGTAGAAGTTGAATCTGAGAGTTTCGATTGGAGTTCTTTAATTTAATTTAAGAAAGGAAAAATAAAATATTATGACAAACGCAGTTAATAGACCAATGGATTTATCCGAATACAGCTTTACTGAAGCTGGATATTTGATCAATGAAGCAATTACTGAGTCTTGCAACGACCTGATCGTTAGAATGATGGAGGCTGATCGTCGTTCTCTTCAGGAGAATGGTTATACTTACTTTGCTGAGGCTGATAACGATTCTAAGGGATTTGCTTATGTTCTTAGACGTGTTAAGGAGCTTATCAAGAATGCTATTGATGCAGTTCTTGGACTGTTCCAGAAGGTTATTGATTTCTTCAGAAATATTGGAAACAACTTAGCTCTTCTTGGTGTTAAGAGTCTGAGTGCTACAGATAAGGAAGATTTCTCTCTGTATTCTAAGGATCAGAAGCTATATGATTCTGTTCTTAGTGCATCTGTAAAGAAGTGTTTCGATATTAAAGGTGTTGATGAAGAAATTAAGAAGATTAAAGCTGCTGATATGGTTGAGGAGCTTAAGAATGATGCTCTTGCTGCTAACGGTGATAAAAAAGTAGCAACATCTGTTAAGGATATTATTGATGAATATACATTAAGTAATCGTGATGATATTAAAAAGCTTATCACACCACAGTATGTTCTTAATAATGTATTTGGTGGATTTAAAGAGCTTGGAAAGAGTGTATTGAAGGATAGAGATGAGCTTGTAAGACAGCTTAGAGAGCTGGAGAAGTCTAGCACCCATGGTATACAAGCTTTTGTTCCTAAGAATAGGGAAGATTATACAAGTGAAGATAGAGCTGAAGCCAATTCTACTGAAGCGTATGTAACAGCAGTAAAGGGAACTCTTAAACTTGTAAATAATACTACAACAGCTGCTTGCAAGATGATTGTTACTCAGTCTAAGATTCTCGCTTCTTTTGCTAAGAATCTTATCGAGAAGGGATCTTCTGGAAAGTCTCTTGATAAGAATTACAATGCTAGAGTTAAGGATCGTGCTGGTAAGTATAAGGATGAAGTTGATAATCTTAGAGGTAAGGGAAAGAAGACTGGTCTTTTCGGTTAATCAATAATCATGGGGCTGCAAATATAAATCTAAAAACAAAACTATTGGAGAATGGCAAATTGCCATTCTCCAGTTTTTATCTATAATTCACAACTCTCATCTAATACAATTTTCTTAGACTGTAATCCTTTCTTTACCTCTCTATAGAAATCTTTACTATCATAACTATGAAGATCATAATCCTTTACAGCAACCACATTATTCTTTACAGATAATGCTTGATCTATATCATTAGGCGTAATCATTATTCCTTGCTTGTTTATTCCAGTATGAATATTAGCAAGAGATAGTATAGTATATACAAACTGGGAACAGATCATGGAGAATTTATCAAGATTAGCTTTCTTAAGAGCTTTATTAATTACAATAGATAATATAGCAAGCTTATTGTAAGTTGTAGTATACATATGCTGGATATAATCATTTAAAGTCTTCTTTATTCTATAGACATACTTTGTTGGTATTGCTATAGCATATACTTTAATCCTACCAGGTTCTGTATACTTGGTAATATTATCAATAGTAAATCCTATTCTCTTACTATTCACATCATTCCTATCCTGAGCATAAGAATAAATATTCTCAAGCTTCTTATCAAAACCGATAGCACTATGAGAATACTCCGATTTGGTCCACATCTTGATTATTTTTGATACAATAGATTGATTACTAAACAATACTACATAGATCAAAGAAAACTTATCAGAACTAACAGCTTCATTCAATCCAATATCAGTATCGAGAATGTTTGCTATATTAGATAACTCTAATACTTTCTCAATATACTCTTCAGAAACATCTTCAATGTTCAGATTGTCTTCATCGGAAATAAAATCTGGATCAACTGTATGAGAGTCGATATTCAATAACATATCAGCTCTCATATTGTTATATCTCTCAATATTAGTCTTACCATATTTAGATAAAGAAATATCATTAGACTGTAATTGAGTTCTATATGGCATTGCCTTAAACTTATCATACCACTCTTCAAGTTCTTTAAAGTTTGTAATATCATCTGGTAAAATATTATACATGTCGTCCATTTGTAATGACCCCCTCAATATCAAACAATTGTCTATCTAATAAAACCATATCATTAGAATATGGCTTTATATACGAATATAATTCTTTCTCAATATCATTCTTGATATCTTCAAGATTTCTTGGATCTATATTATTAGATCCAACTTCTTCATTTAAAATCATATCAAAGTATCCACCGAATGATTCATTTACTTTAAAATATCTTTCTTTACTTTCAAGATTATATTTCAATACTGCCATTGCAGACATCAACTGACCAAAATCATTATTTGTTAATCTGATATAATTAAAGTCTGTATTATCATAGATTGCTTTTTCTTTTGCAGATTGTCTTTCTAATTTCATCTTAGCAATCTCTGGATTCTTATTAGGATTATCTCCACCATCTTTTACTTCTATAAGAAGATCATATGGTTCGTAATAAAAGTCTGGAAGATACATATGTTCTTCCCCTTTATATTGATACTTTATAGAAGGACCAGGAGCCTGAATATCAACAGAATTGATATTCATTACTTTATCCATAAACTCTAATAAATTCTTTTCATAAGAACCAACATAACTGATTACTCCACCATCTCTGAACTTGTAATTACCGGAAATACTTCTTCTAGATAAAGCCTTTTTCTGGATATCTTCTTTATATCGTTCATCTGTATTAGGATTCTCAGTACCATACTTATCCTTGTTTCTACTTGCAACCATATCCTTATACTTAATCTTGCAAGATTCTTTACCACATAATCTTTCATATCTTCCTTTAGATTCATTCCAAGAAGTATTACTCTTACATACAATACATGAACCATATGGTTCTTTCTTATTATTGACAGTATTGAATGTAATCTGTAATGCAGTCATTCCTTCTGGAATAAGATCTTCATGAGTATTTTGGATATGTGGTGGCATTGTCTTTCTAGTAAACTTCTTTTCACAATATGGGCATTTATATTTACGCTCATATTTCTTTTTATCTTTTTCTTCAACTAAGATAAGCCTTATATTATTCATATAATACACCTTTTCCTTTAAATATTGATTATATTTATGTTTTTCTTATATATTATTTTGAAAACTTTAATATAAAAACAATCTAATATGGGGATTGTGTTTGATTTTAATTACACGGAGGTTGTATATGAACTATAACAAGTTAAATAGACAGCTTTTCACTTCATTGCTTGAATCTGAAGTGGAACGTTGCAATGCAGAATCTTGTGCAAAAGATGATATTTTCGATTCTATTTTTGCTAGTCTTGATGATAAGTCTGAATTAGCTGGATCTATTACTGAATTGGAAGATGAGAATGTTGCTGATATTATTGATACTCAGTCATCTGATGCTAAGAATGTAAAGGTTGCTGTAAAGGGTAATGATGAGGAAGGAGTTACAGAGTCTTATGTAACTCTTGAGGAGTTTGCTTCTTTCTGCTACTATAGTGGATTGGGAATTAAGGCTGCTGCTAATGCAATTTGTGAAGAGAACTCTGATGATGAGATTGAGCTTCATCCTGCTAATATGAGCATTGTTATTCGTAAGGATGCTCTTGGTGATCCTTATACTAAGAACTTTGCTGACAAGATTATGCTGAACGGTATCAATGTTTGTACATATGAGAAGTCTAGCAAGACTCTTGCTGATGCTGTAGAAGATGAAGAAGAATGCTGCTGAAATGAATCTTATTTGTTTGAAGGATCTTGGGTATCTTCATCAAATGAAGAATCTGAAAAGAAAGCTTTCTCTCATTTATTAAAAGAGATTAAGTCTGGAAAGAAAGATAAGTCTGATATTGATAAAAGAATTAATGTATTAGAGATCAGCTTAAAGAAAATGGAATCAGCATTAAAATTTGAAGATGGTAATAAAGACTTTACCGAGTATTATCTTAAGTCTAGCTTTATTCCATTCTATGATTATGTGCAATTCTTAAAAACAAAGAATCCTGAAGCTATGTATACTTTTAGAAAGAAATTCAAAACCATTTACGATTTTGTATTTAATGGTAAAAGAGGGAAGTCTAAGAAGTTTAATTTAGGTTCTGCTTTGACATCACCTATAAGAGATAAAGCTACTCAATACAGACATTTTTTAAAGTATCAAATCAAATCTACCCAAGATGCTATTGATTATTTAAAACAAGAACGAGATAAGATATAAATATAATATCCAGTAGACTAATCTCTACTGGATATTATATTTTTTAACATTGTAGACTATATTATAAAATCTTTGGAGGATTTAATATGAAATTAGAGAATTCAGAAAAAGATTTAGGACCAATAGATCACTTACTTACTACAGATGATTTCAGAAGACCTATGGTATTAAAAGGAAATAATGCTATAGGTGTATTACTTGTTAGACTATTACTTATGACTCCAGGAACTAACCCATTGTATCCTACAATGGGTGTTGGTTTGGGGACTAGGTATAGGTTTATTTCTGCCGATGATATTGATGTCATTAGAGCAGAAATAGAAAGACAGATGGATTTATATCTTCCAATTGCTGCTACAAGTAAAACATCTGTAATACTAAAGATTGGTAATGCTAAATACCTATCTGTAGTAATATTTATAGATGATCAATCCTATCTATATAATACAGAAGATTCTCCACTACCTGTAGAATTTTCTGATTAAAAATTGAATATATTTTTTCGGAGGAGTAAAAATGGATAACAATGAAACTATGTCTATGGATCAATTGACAAGTAGCGAGACTATTGATATCACTAAACCAGCAGGAAAGAATGACGACACTGTTATTGATATCACTAAACCTGCTTCTAAGCCTGTGGAGGAAGCCTCCTCTGAACCAATGGTAATTGGAGCTGTGAAGCTGAATTCTAATATTAAGAGAAAACCTCTTAATCAGAGATCTGCTTCTGATGTAAAGATTATGACTGTTGAAGATCTTGATCAAATGGTTCCAAAGAAAGAGGAAGATACACCTCGTCTTGATGCATTAAGAGAGAAAGCTTATAGTGCTCTTGATGAAATGGTAAAGCGTAAGCAGGATGAATATAAAGAATTCATTCAGAGAGCTGAAGAAGATGATAGACTCAATAAGGAACGTATCAGAGATGGACTTGAAGAGGAGCCTATTGCAGAACTTAAGTACAGAGTTCAAGATTTATCATCCGATGTAACTCATGATCCTCATGCTGTTGAGGAGAAGAGTAAGGATGAAATTGATAACGAGCTTATTGAAAGCGATATTGATATTGCCGCTTCTGGTATTATCGACGATAAACCTGTTCAGGAGATGATTACTATTGATAATCATTTCAAAGATGAAACAACTGATGAAGTTGAAGAGTCTGTTGAGGAGCTGGTAAAAGAAGCTGAAAAAGAAGAGCCTGTTATTGATAACTTTAATCCAAGTGCTGTTACAATCTCTAATGATTTCAATATTGATGAAGAAGATCTTGCTGATCTCAAAGAGGAGAAAGAACTTCCTATAGTAGATGGTCCTGTAGAAGATGATGATTATTCTGATATTGAGAAAGAGATTGATGCTGAAGTTGATGGAGCTGTAGAAACTCCGGCTGTTGTAGAAGAGAAGAAGGAAGATGAAGTTTCTTTAGTTGATACCAATATTGCTAGTGCAATTACGGTATCTTCTAAGATTGATATCCCTGAAGATAATAAGGATGAGAATAAATCTCGTACTATTACTGGAAAAGATTTTGATATCAGTGAAGAAGATATTGAGAATGATGTAAATGCAACTTCTTCTGAAGCTGAAGATAAGTTATCTGATGAGGAGCTGGAGAAGATTGCAAGAAAGTCTCTTGAAGATCTTCGTAATGAAATTGTTAAGAAGGTTATTAATACTTCCAGAAGAATGGATCTTAAGACTATTGCCGTATCTAATAATGTAGCTGATCTTAAGGATGCTTTAAAAGCTATTAAGAGCAATTCTGATACTACTGTAAGAACAGCATCTTATCCTATGATGTATGCTAATAGAAACTTTATGGCTACATCTTTAAAAGGACCTGACATTGCAATGATGGTAGAAGCTGATGATGCAAGAATTGAGAATAATCCTAATATCCTTCTTACAAGGGAGCAGGCTAAGATTCTCTATGATCATGATGCTAATCCTTATAAGCCTTCTACTATTGAGTCTTGGGCTAAGACAATTCCTTATGGTGATATTGAATCTATGTTTGCAGCTGTATATTTAGCCTCCCTTAAGAAGGCTAATTATATTCCTCGTCAGTGTCTTAATGAAAGATGTCAGAACTCTTTCCTTACAGATACTATCAATATTGCTGATATTATTAGATTCCCGAATGATACTATAAAGGAAAGATTTGAAACTATCAAGAATAGTGAATTAACCAAAGAAGCTTCTGAGACTTATGAATCTTCTGTAAGTGTAATTAATGATAGATTCGCTATTGGATTGAAGGCTCCATCCATCTTCACTATCCTATATGAGTATACTGCATTGGATAATACCTTTGCAAATAAGTACAGCACAATGCTTTACATTATGCAGTACATTGATTACTTATATCTGATTGATGATGATGGTCAGCTTAACAGAATCACATGGAAGACATATGCTGGTGATTATGGACGTACATTCAAGTCCAAGATTGCTACATATGCAAATATCTTAAAAGAGTTTGATGAAACAGATTTCTCTTTCATTCTTGCTCTTGTTAGATCTATGGAGACAAAGAATACCGATAATAATATCAGATATTTTATTCCAAAGACTAAGTGTAAGAAGTGTGGAACTACTATCGAGGAGGAGGAGGTTTCCCCAAGGCAGTTGGTTTTTACACGGCAGCGATTGGTGGCATTAGCGACTACACCGCTAGAAAGATAATATTGTCTAGACACTTTAAAGGAGTTTGTAGTATAGTGGAAATGGATCATCTTCCACTATACGAACTCCAAACATTGTACTACCAGTATTGGGTGGAAAAAGTTGCTGAAAAAGAAGCAGAATCCAAGATGTCAGAGGATGATAAAGCTGCTAAAGGTTTATCTACTTTGATGGAGGAGATGCAAGGATAATGGAGAATTATGGATAGAATTCAATATGTTTCTAAAACCTTAGGAAAGTTGAATTTATCTGAATCTGAAGCTGCACAATCGTTTGACTCTGATATGCTAGCTTACGAGCTTTTGAATGGAATATCAGATCAGTCAGCCATAAACTATAGGGAAAGAACGTGTCACGATAATAAGTGTTCCCTGAATATAGATGTATCGTGCAACGAGACAGATAAATTAAAAACAATTGCTGATGGTATAGAAAAATCAAACAATGTTATTACCATTTATCAGAATCCACATTCTGTGCATGCTGATATGGAAGATAATAAACTCTCTCTGAAGATTTCAAATTAACTGTAACCCCAAAGCTTGGTGCTTTGGGGTACATTTTTATCATATTTAGAACAAATATTTAAACGCAATAAATAGAAAGAAGGAGACTGTTATGGGATTAGTAGTACACACAACAATTGGTGCCATTCTTGGTAAGTATAATAGTGATATTGATGATTTTGATATGTTTCGAGTTGTTGATATCAAAGATGAAAAGTATTTCATTAAAAAGATTGATAGTAAGAAGTATCACTTTGTAGAAGATGCTGAAGTTTTGGAGAAGACTCCAAAGGAAGTATCTGATTACACTTTCATTGAACCGGATGCAGCTTTAACTATCTCTAATGTAAATATGTTTACAAATGATAAAGGTAAAGTATTTAGAGACATCATCATGATGATGTTTACTCCAGATGAGGAAGGTCACATTGAGTTTGCTAATACTAAAATTTTAGCAAGACAGTTAATGGATGACCCATTTGAATCTAGTGGCACTAAACCATCAGCTGGATTCTGTTACTCTGCTGATGATATTGAAGCTACTGATGGTTTGATTAACAATCTTTTATATTCAGAATCATTAATCTCTAAGAAAGTAATCTGTATGTATAAGACAGATAATCTTGATGATGTTGCTGGTCTTCTTGAGAATGAAGATACTACAGATATCTTTAATGATCTTTATGAGCATTGCTATGTTCCATATAAAGATAAAGGTGATTATGGTAATGGTATTTGTAAAGATCTTAAATCATTCATCAGAAATAAGGGAGTATTGTATGATGCAAGAGCAGCATTAGGAATCTCTTATATTGATCTTGATTTCACTGGAAAGACTTCTCTTGATAGAGATACAAATCTCTTATTATCTTTGCTCTATTCAGTTAGAGTAATTGATAGAACTCTTGTAACAGAGTTTACATATGAGATTGATCTTAGTGAAATTAAGATGAGATATTTGTTAGTATATGATGAGACTGATACATTGTATGTAGTTGCATATACAACTTCTAAAGATGAAATTCTTAAATCAGATCTTGAAGAGATGAATAAGAAGACTGATGAATTATATCAGCATCTGAGAAAAATTGCATCCAAAATAGCACCTGAAACTGACAAGTAAAAATCTATTTTGAATACATATAATATAAATGAAACTAGAATCATAATATGTGATTCTATAACATTTATTTGATTGGTCAACCTAGGAAAAACCAATCGCATTTATAAGGAGGATATAGACATGTCTAACAAAGAAAACGAAGTAACAAAAGAGCCGTTGAAGATCAAGGTTGTAACACCGGCAGACTTCAACACCGTTGGTGATATCGAGATCACCACAACAGAATTGCTTGGAAAAGCAATCAATCAGTTATTCGCACCAGCATTTGATGATTATGCTGGATGTGATATTAAGGTAGCAATCGTACCGAACAAAGGTTTGGTAACAGAAGGAAGACTCATCTTCAAGGTATTATCTGAAGCTGAGTATAATAATCCGGATGGGGTATTTGCATTCGTACCTACAAGCTTAAAGAATAAGAATACTGGAAATGATCTTATCAGTAAGCTGAACAGAATCACTTCTCTGGCAGAGAGAAATGTCAACAGTGGTATTAGCATCACTGAGGATGGAAAGTCTGCATTATCTGATTTCATTATCAATTCTGCAAAGAATAGTAATGGTGAGGTTAGATGGAATGAGTGTACAGGAAACCAGAATACTGGAACAGCTGTATTCCCAATCGTATTCAAGCTCGACATCAGTAAGATTGTAGCAGCAATCTATGGCGAGACTGATAAGGATGATACTCCAATGTATTATTCCGTAACACCAATCAATCAGATTGCTGGTGTTGCAATTTATGGAAACAACACTTCTGACACATGGGCACTTCAGATCTTAAGACTGCACCATGGAGAAATCAGCAAGGTTTGTAAGATTGTTGGACTGCCAACACCGTCTGAGTATAATATGCCCCAGATGATTCCGGCAGAAAGATGATAAATTATTGTAGCTTGCCCTCTAGAGATTTTTCTCTAGAGGGTATATTTTTTATATGTTTGAAAGGGGAATATATCATGGCATATAAGAAAGATGGTGATTTTAAATTCTCTAAAAGGGGAATCGATAGAATCATTGAAGAAAAGAATTCCTCATTCTTAGCACTTCGTCAGATTGCTTGGAATGCTACAGACGAAGATGAGGTTGATGAAACTAAGATCAAGTTAGATCTTCGTAAATATATGATTGATAAAGACGGAAATGAGGTTATGGGGAAGGGTGTATCTTTCCTTACACCAGAAGGTCCAAATGAGTTGGTAAAGATCATGCTCGAAGAGGGTTATGGTGATACTACAGAATGTCTTGATGTGATTAGAAAGCGTAATGATTTCATTGAAGCTATCACATTCATTACAGATGGAAAACCAGAAGAAGAAACAGCAAAGTTATTCGACTTGAGAGATATCGTTTAACGAATCATTAAATATCACAAACTTATATGGAGGGATATATAATGAACAGTAATGATACATTCAAATTGAGTTTAGTATTCGAGAGTGGAAAGACTATTACAGTAGAACAATGCGTCTCTGTAGAAAACATTGTCGAAGTTAAACCAGATGGTGCTGTAGTAAAGAACATTCATATTTATTTTGATCGTTCTGATACTACATTTATGGCTAATGTACCAACTCTTGTTGGTGAGAAGCTGGTAAGATATTCATCATATATTGAGAAATATGATGATACTGCAAAGTCTATGGTTAGTGTAGTTGATAGCACTGTTGAAGTGGATCACTATGCTTATAATAGATATTATGAAAGATTAGAGAAGGATCAATATACAGCATATGTTGGTTTTGGTTTGTAATAAAAAATAAGTGAGGAAAATTGTATGGAAAATGGTAAAGAAAATCTCATCCCCATCCATGGGGATGAGTGATTTTGGACCAAAGCAATATTTTTATAATGCAGAATTACTATATATAATTGAATCTTATCAGAGACTTACAATAGATGTGCTTAAAGCAAAAGGTATTGATGAGGATCAGATTCCTTATATACAAAATAATTTTATCATCCCAAATATATTAGATTTAGTTTTTGGTGATGGATTTTTTAATATTGAAATTCCTAATGAGAATATTAAGGATATTGGAAAGAGGATTAAATCTGCAAGAGAATCTAAAAATATAACTCAAAAAGATTTGGTTAAGTTATCTGGAATACCTACCAAATCTGTTAATGAGAAAATGATAATATCTAGACTAGAGCATGGTAATATAAAAAGTATTACACTGGGTAGAATTATTAGTATTGCAAAAGCTCTTGGTGTTACTGTTGAATATTTAATCAATGGTGATGAGAGGTGATAGTATGATTGAAGTAAAATATCGTATGGATTTTATTGATGAATTAAGTAGAATTATTAGAGATTTCAGAGAAGATACACTAAAGCTTAGTAGAAAAGAATTTGCTAAAGCTACAGGTATAGCAGAATCTGAAATTGCAAAAATTGAAACTGGTCGCAAGTGTTTTAGAAGAGAGTTGCTGGTAAAACTTACAGCCCCATTTAACACAGATGTTGATTATCTTCTTAAAGATTTTGATGAAGAAGCTGTTAAGAAATTTCTGAAACCTGATACCAAAAAGGTATCAGGTGATTGTTCCGATCCTTTGGCAAATATTGTTATTGATGATTTTGCTAATGTTGTTCAAAGTAGAGCTACTCCGATATCTATTATTAAAGCTGAAAATACTATTGGAAATATGGTTAGCATGGATCAAATAAATTTCATTCTAAATGATATTTTAATACCGTATGTAAATAGTATTTTGGAGGGAGACTTTTCTGATGTGTGTATAGATCCAAAATTCAATAAAGCTGTTGGTGAAAGAATAAAAAGAATTAGAAAAGAAAAAGGCATGACTCAAACAGATGTTGTAAAAGCTGCTGGATGGTATACAGAAAGTACGGATAGAAAAACTTGGATAAGTAAGATTGAAAAGAATGTTTTGAAAACTATAAGCTTGGAAAAACTATTAAAAATATCCAAAATTTTAAATGTTACTGTAGAATATCTCATGTATGGTGAGGAGGTTGTATAAGATGTATGATCAAGACATAGATGAGTGTTATAAAGCTATTATGGATATCAAAAAAAGATCTTACAAAAAAGAACCACAAGATCCTAAAGAAAAGAAAGCTGAAGATAAGTTTTATAAAGAGCTCGGTGATCGTATTCGTCAATTAAGAATAAATATTGATATGTCCCAACCAGAGCTTGGAAAGAGATGTTATAAAAATGTAACAAGTCATGCAGCAGCAATGTTTATATGTGATATAGAAAATGGTAAACGTCGCAATATATCAATATATAGATTATCAATAATTGCAAAAGTGTTAGATACAACTATTGATTATCTTGTATATGGTAAAGAATAAAGAAAGATGTGATTGTATGAGAAAGGATAATAAAGGATTACCATTAATTTATGGTCTTAGAGTAGATTTGAATAAAAATTTTGAATTTCAAAAAATCAACGATTTTAAATTAGATGATGGTGATAAACTTGTATATGCTGATTTTAATTGCAGTTTTACATGTCCACAATCTTTTGTATTTTTAAAGGTAAAAGATACAAAAAGCTTTGAACATGAAGAGTATAGAATTGAACCGAGGATGGTTACTGACATTGTTTGGTTAGAACCAAATTATACTATAAAGCTTGTTAAAGTTGTTAATAAGAGCAATAATGTATTCTTTGCTTTTATAGTATTCAAACATGATAATGGATCAAAAGTTATAGATTCTATTATCATGGATACTGATAATGCAATTAATAATGATACATCTAGAATTAAGTATATCTTTGGTGATTATGGAACTATTGCATTATATGAAGATGATTACGACGATGTAATAAAATACATTAAAACAGCATTCAGACGTCGTGTTACAATTTATACTGCTGGAGATGCTATTGATTTTATCCGTGTTGCAAAGTTGTGTAAAATTGATAATGTGGCACCGTTTAAATGTGCAAAAACATTAAACAAGTTTGCATTATTTAATGATGGAGCATTCGATTATATTATTAAAGATATCAGTGTTGAAGATAATATGGTTGATGTTATTAGAGTTGATGGTATCATTAGAACCAAGATGTATCTGTCTGATATCAAGCTTGGAAATTTCCACATTTCCGAAGACTATAGAACGGTATAGTTCTATAAAGCAGTTGATAATACTGGAGACACTGGTATTACAGTTGCATATGATTATGAAAATCTTGCAGACTCTACTGAGAAATTCATTAGAGATGTATATTGTATTAATGTAAAGACTGGAAATATTAAGTCTGGTTGTGAGGACAATATTACATGTATCTACGATAAGCTTGGAACTGTTCCGCTTAGTGATACAAATATTTGTAGAAATACAGCACTTATTGCATATCTTTGTATGCATGATATGACTATGCATCCAACAGCTCTTGCGTTATATGCAATGTATGAACATGTTGAAGAGAAAAAGTATAGGGATGGTCGATAAAGACCATCCCTAGCAACTTTAGTCAGATTAGAAAGAAAGAGTTCAATAATATGTTAGGAGGAAAACATATGAAATTTTTAGCAGTATTATCAACGCTCACTTATGGTGAGAATGAAAAGAAAACATTGGTTCTTTATGTATCATCAGAAGATGGAAAAGTTTATTTCCTTAAAGCTGATGATAATGATAATATTCCAAACTCGATATCCAATTGTCACATCCATAAGTGTATTGGAGAGTTTGTAACCAATAAGAATAACAGTGCTACATATTTTGTACAGTTGAATACAAGTTTCACCGTAGACACTTTGAAGGATCTCTTCATTGATAAAGAATAATGGCATACAGCCATTATTTTTTATTATTCTACTATAATAATCACTTTAGAGTAATCTAGCAAAGAGAGGGTTATTATGCACGACGCAAATATAAAGTTTGGTATTGATCAACTTATAGCAAGTTATTATGTAAGATATAATAAACTTACTCAATTGGTCAATAGTTTTTATAGAAATTCTAATAGTAATAAGCTGTCTATATTTATTGATCTAAATTCTGTATTGAAGAGATTATATGCAGATACAAATATATCATTAAACTCTTCAAGCCCAATTGATATATCTTCAGCAATAATCAATATGTGCGGACATTATAGAAAGTTCTTTAGTTATATTGGTGTAGGAACAAGATTCTTTTTAATATATGGAAACAATGCTCCAGCATACAATATAAATGTAATGCCAAATTATAATTCATTATTCTTAAAAGATACATGTATAAAGACTAACGTTACTGATATCATAAATAAGTCTTTACAACTTGTATCTATGATAACAGAATATATTCCAGAGGTTTATTTTTTGGATTGTAATGATGCTGAAGTTACTTCTATGATGGTTAAGGTTATAGAAACTTTAGATATGAAATCAGATCCAACTCAAGAGATACTTGTTATATCTAAAGATGTATTAGCATTACAATTGGTTCCTAAGTATAAGAATCTAAAGATACTTAGACCATATAAGTATAACAATGAAGACAATTCATATATGGTAAATCAAAGAAACTTATGGGAAATGTTTCTCATGAAATATCGTAAAGTTACCAGTATGAAGAATGTATCTGATATTGGTATAGAATTTATTTCTAATGTATTAGCAATGTCAAGATTACCAGAGAGATGTTTAAAGAGTCATCTTGATATAAAGACTGCAATGAAAGGAATATCAATCTGTTTAGAATCTGATTTATTGAAACCAAATACTTTGTATATGCAGTCTAGTATAAATACTGCAATGGAAACAATTAATGATAGAATCTCTTATCATAAAGAAGAAGTTAATTGTAAATGGACTTGTATAAATCCATTCTATCAATATAAGTATATTCTACCAATCTCTTATCCAATGGATATTATATTGAAGAATATAAACGATCCAGATTCTTTAAAGAATATTGTTAATACATACTATGATAAAGCACCTATATTCTTAGACAGTTTACAATAGAAGATAATAGTAATAGGATCTTTTGATCCTATTACTTTATTTTCAACACTAATAGGTAATCATAAAAATAAGGAGATATACATGTCTTATCAAGCATCATATAAATATGAATGTGAATTATCTTTAAATTATAAGAATAAAGAAACTAAGATTCTAAAAGAGTATGTGAGATATATCATAACTCAATACGATTATAAGAATAGAGCTATGCCTATTATTTATATAAGACTATCTTTACCTGCTAGTATTTATAATAAGATGGTTCCATTACAACAGAAGGCTAAGATATATCTTAAAGTATATAGGTTTAATGCTGGTGGCACATCATATATTCCAAAATCTTGTATATATGATGAATTTGATTATTACATGTCTGAAGATCCAAACAGTTTTAAGAAACTTGATGAAGTTGGTGAAGAGTATGGCGGATCTTATAGAGTGTGTACTATAGGATTATTAAAGACATCTTTGATAAATCAGAATAAGAGAAAGTTTGAAGGAATCTATAAAGATACCAACCCTGCATCTTTAGTAAAGATGGCTACATCTAATATCGAAAATATGGTTATAGAACCATTTAACAATAACCCTGATATCAAGAATATTAATGTACCACCTATAACAACAATAGGGCAATTCTTATCTTTCATAAACGGTCAATATAACTTCTATAATGGACCATACACATATTTCATGGACTTTGATAGAACCTATCTTATGTCTAATGAGGGTAATTATATTGATATGAAAGATGGTACATATCAATTCGTTGCTATAGATATTAGAGATAGAACATCTGATAATACTAAGATGCAAGGAATGGTTATTGATGATGCTCAAAAGTCTTATATTATCTATGTAGATGGATCTGATGTTACTATATCATCTAATAAGGTTGCTCCACAATTGAGTAGTAATATAACAGCTGTTGATGCTGAAGGTAATATGAATACTGTAAAGATAGATACATCAGAATTAACAAATGTTGAATATTCTGATGAATCTGAAAGTATTGTAAGATCGGATGATAATAAATCAGCATTAGCAATATCTTCTCTTATTGAAAAATCTTCTGGAGCTATATACATTCAAAAGACTGATATAGATTCAAGAGTTCTTACACCAAATAAACAATATTTATTGGCTAATTATGAAGACAATCCAAAGTATTGTGGTAAATATTATCTCATATCTAAAGAAGAGATATATGTAAGAACTGGAGAGAATCTAAAATGTATCATAAATCTTGGTATTAAGAAATGTAGCATTAAAGATGTTTAAAAATAACCTTGTATAAATTAGATATTATATAGATGATATACAATAGTGCATATCATCTATATGTCACGTTTGTGTGACAGGAAAGCGAGGGTTATTTATGGATAACGGAACTACAGTTTATGTTGACAACATTATCTCTGCATTGGAGATGAGCAACAAGCAGTTTATGGAAGATGTACTGAAAGCTTTCGATGAAAAGATCGAAAACTGTTTAGGATGTATTCTAACAATCTCAAATGATTTTTTCGAGTTTGAGATTCTTCACGCTTTTGATGGTATTAGAAGTCAATACACAAAGCAAGGAGTAGAGATCACCGCTTTACGTACAGGTGGTGATTATATTCTTAAATCCTGTAAGCCGGTTTCTTACAGTTTTGACATCAAAGATGACAAGATTGTAATTAAAAACCTTGGTTTCGATACGGAACCAAAAGAGCTTAATATTGGTTCTATCACCATTGAAGGTGATACGTATCACATTATGAAAAAATGTGATACTGAAAATAAACTAGGGTAACACCTAGTTTATTTTTTTTCTAATATTCATATAATTTATATATAATATAGATGATACACAATTGTATATATTATTTAGAAAGGTGGATATTGTATGAGTACAGGAATAACAACACATGCAGATTCAATTATGTCTGCGATAGAAATGGATAATAAGTATGTTAAAGATATCTTAAAATCTTTTGATGGTAAGAAAAATTTTTTGGGATACATTTTTGAAGTGTCAAATTATTTTGCTAGTTTTGAAATTATCACATTTGATGGTGAGTATTACTTAAAACGTGGAGCTAAACCATTTTGGATAACTTCTGGAGAAGATTGGAGATTACTTTCATATAAACCAATTTCTTATGATTTTGATATTGACGATAAAAAACATGAATTGGAAAATCTGGGATTCAATACAGAACCTACAAAAATTTATGTTAGGTCAATAGATATTGCTGGAGAAGTGTATCGTATTGTATAATTTTAGAAAGAGGTGTAAAATGGTAAGCGTTTTAAGTGGAAGAGAATTATTTAAAGAGTTTAAAGAATTGGGATTCAAAGCACACTTTTTGAGTAAAGATCATTCTGATGACAAATATTTTAAAGGAATAATTCGTGGTGTTATATTACATGGTGTATATTATTTAGATGATGGTGATGGTATTAAATCATCATTACTTATAACACCAAGTAGACTTTTATGTAAAGATAAAGATGTTGTTCCATCAAGTATATTCCATGTTGATAATGGTAAGATAGAATTGTTTGTAACTAAAGATGTTTTTATAGATACTAAGAAAGACTATGATAATATTATAAAGAGTCTTAAGTATGAATATGTATCTGGAGTTAATAATATCGTTAATGGTGACGATGAGTATTATATAAAAGACTATATGTAAAAGAAAACACTCATAAAAGATTAGATTGATTTCTAATCTTTTATTTTTTGCATATTTCTCAGATACTAGGTTCTATAATTATATTTAAAAAGTCCTATTTAATGCTTATATAGTATATATGTGATAATATGATACATTATATACCAATTGTGGTATATTTTACAGTCACAGAAAGTGGCAGAAAGAGAGGACATTATGTTACATATTACAAGAGATCACAAGACTGGTATGGAAGTTGTTAAGCAGGTTGCTGGAACTCTTCCACTCAACAGTGTATTCCTTGGTATTAAGAAGGATACACATGTTGATGCTAACAATGGTAAGGTTGTAGGTTTTGTATGCAACTGTACTGTTGATGGTATTGACACAGAATGCCTTATTACCTTTGAAGAGAAGATCTATCTTCCAAAGGCTATCAAGGGTAAGGGATTTTTCCACAGAATCGAAGAGATTGCAATCAAGGATGCATTTGTAACCTTGGCAATTTCTGATGGTTCTGCTGACACTATCATTAGACATGTTGCTAATGATAGAGGTCTGGTATTAAGATCCAACTATCACAAGATGGGTCACACCAATAGAGCTTATAGAGAATCTCGCAAGAGAGCAATCTAAAAGCTCTATAAAATAAACAGGTTAATTCCTGTTTATTTTTTTTTGAATTTTAATAATAAATATGTATTATATAAGTGACTATTATAATAAGGAGGTTAATGTTATGGAATTTGTGAAAAACAAATTAGAAGAAAATTTTAGAAAGAAGCTATTAAATAGCTTAAAGAAACAAGAGCGAGAAGTCGATAATAAGAATAGTATTCTTAAAGTCGATGGTGTGAAAGAAGCAGAAGAACTTAGAAAGAAATTGAAATATTAAGATTTATTTCGAAAGTGAGGGGATGTATGTATACTGGCAAATTATTTGATGGATATAATATTAATGTAGAAGATAAGAATATATCTTCATTTAATTCGTATCCACATAGTTTGGATTATGATTTTGAAACTTATATTGAGTTTATTGATTTCGATAAAGAAAGAGAAACCGATATTCTCAATGGTAGAGGTTTTATTATAGAACCTTCACAAAAGTCTATGAAGAAAGACTTAGTTGCAGATAACGGTATCTATTCACCAAAGTTTGGACAAACATTAAAAGACCTTAATCCATACATTGATAGATACAAATGTAAATGTGGACAACTTAGAGGAAGAATCCATTCAGGAATTAAGTGTCCTAATTGTGGAGAAGTATGTAAGTTCGTTGATGATGATTTTGGATATTTTGGATGGTGTGTATTAGATGAACCATATCACATTATTCATCCAGCATTCTATAAGAAACTAGATTCATTCTTTGGTAAGGGTGTATCTGTAAAAGGAATGAAGAGATCTAAGCTTGAGAATATGATCAATGCTGGAGATATCTTAGAGAAAGATAAATGTATCAAGACTCCTAAGCAGGAAAAAGATGAACCATTCTTTGCTATAGGAATGATTGAATTCTATAATAGATTTGATGAGATTATGGAGTATTATTACACTTCATCTAGATCTTCTAAAGCAAACTATTATAATGATATCTACAACCATAGAGATAAAGTATTCACACATTCAATACCTGTGTTTACAACTCTATTAAGACCTATCAACATTGATGGTGGAAAGATGACATACGAAGAAACTAATGCAATTTATTCTAAGATAAATGCATCTGTTACTAGTATCAATAATTCCAAAACAACAATGGCAAAGATTCCAAGAATCAAGAATAAACATTTGTACAATCTACAAACCAGATTTATGGATCTTTATAATGAATTGGAAAAGATTCTATCTGGTAAGAAGGGAGACTTCAGATGTCTACTTGGTGGAAGATATACATTTACATCAAGAAATGTAATTGTGCAGAATCCGGATCTTAGAATTGATGAAGTTACTTTACCAGTATTAGGTTTATGTATATTGCTGGAGCAGAGAATTAAGAACATTCTGTCTAGATTGTACAATATGCAACCAGCGGATGCTCATAGAGAGTGGAGAAAAGCAATTGACTCTAAACAACCAAATGATATGATTAAAGGTATCATCCAATCTATCATTGATGAGTATAGATCTAAAGGTATGAGAGGTATTCCTGTAATTATCAATAGAAACCCTACAATCTCTTATGGTAGTATCCTATCTATGTATTGTGTAGGTTTTACAGATACATATACAATGGGAGTTCCGGTTCAACCATTACCATTACTTGTAGCAGATTTTGATGGTGATGTATTGAATATTCTTCTTCCAATCAATATGACATTTATCAAACATGCATGGGCTAAGTTTAATCCAAGAAACTCCATGTATATTTCTAGAAATGATGGATATTTTAATCCTGCTGTATCTATGCAAAGAGATACACTAATTAATCTAAACACATTGGCTAGATTAGGAAGAAGTTCCTACACTGAGAAAGAATTAAAAGTTAAACAGTGGAGTTAAATATATAGAGCCAGAGTAAACTGGCTCTATTATTTTTTGCATAAGTATGCCTCTTTAAATTAAGAATACAAATAATTAAATATTATATAATTGATAGTAATCTGCTATCACTTATTTATTCCTATATATAAGAAAAGAAAGCGAGGAGAAAACAAATGGAATATTTAAAGAAGTTACTTATTAACCACAACTATACTGGGTACAAGAAATTGAATGTCTATGATAGACTTAGATCTGACAGAGTATTTGATTCTCTTTATTCAGCAATCAAACACTTTGAAGATGTAAATACTGAAATTGAAAGAATCAAAGTGGAAGATATAAGATCAACAATTGACATTGATTTATACACAATCAATTGTCTTGATGAGCTTATGATAGAGATCCTTCATAGTGCTATTGCTACTGTGAATGATAAATTTAAAACTTATAACTATAGAGAAGAAACATCTAAGTTTCTTCCAAGTTTAAGTTATAGACTTATTCCGACCATTAAGTGTAACTTTGCTGATGGATATGCTGTTAATCAAATGATTATAGATTCCATTGATCATTTTGCACATATGTGTGAAGAATATGTTGGACTGTTTGAAAGTGGTAATAATATTGCCATCTGGAGACAGTTTAACGAACTATCATTATACTATTACCAGATAATGAAGAGTATATATGATATCAAGACTAATAAACTACCAACAGCTTATTCTATTAGAATTGGTAGTTATTATGCAAACTTGATTAATCATATGAAAGAGAACATTGATAAGAATTCTAATCTGATTGGAAACTTTGGTCCAAGTACAGTATTAGATATTGATTGTTTCTAAATAAGAAAAGTGAGGTAAATGTATGGAAGAAAAGAAAAATGTAGAACTTCCAGTGTATGCCATTCTTGGAAAGAGTGGATCTGGAAAAAGCACAGTTGCAAAGATGATCAAAGATATTATAGACGAAGACGAATATTATAGTGAAATTCGTTTAGTTAAAAATCTTGATCAGTATACAACAAGACCACAGAGAACGAAGGCTGATACTGATTATACTTTCATATCACGTTCTATGTTTGACATCATTGCAGGAACAGATCCTGTTGATAAGGTTATAGAGAAAGGTAATATTATATCAGATATATCTTATCGTACCGAAAATGGTGTATGGAGATATATAATGAGATATGATGATTTATCTATACATTCATACCCTGTTGTCATTTATGCAACACCTGTTTCAATTGGTCAGTTTATGGATTTACATAAATATTATATGATGTCCAAATATTCTGATAAAGATTTAATCCTAAAACCAATTCCTGTATTAGTTGAAGCTAATAAAGATAAGAATAGGTTAAGAGCTTTATACAATAGAGCTTTGAGTGATTCCGATTATAAGGAGATTATTAGAAGGGAATTGTATGGAGAAGAACTCCCGATCAGATTCTATGAGATGTTGGAGTCAATGGGTTATGATTCGGTAATCAAGATTGAGAATAATTATATTTATAGCGATCTTAGAAAATCTGTTGAAGATAACCTATTTGCTCATATTAAATCTCATTATGGTGATTAGAATGGTGGTGTTATATTATGGAAAATGATGTTAAACACTTACAGGATCAAGAAGATCGTTATATGTTCTTAACGGCAGAGATCGAAAAAGCTTTCAAAAACTTTTATGATATTCATGCAGAATTTAAAAAAGTATCAAGAGATTTTCCAAACATTGATATTGAAAAGCTTGATGATATTAGAAAAAAGACTATTGTAAGATTTGGCGTAATATCATATCTACAAAAAGCTTTATATAATACTATACAATGTATTGAAGAAGGTGAAACTAAAGAAGGGGATTAAGAAAGTATGGTTTAATTATGGATAACAAGAAAAAGTTAGATGAACTGAAAATTGAACATGGTGAACTAATGGTAAAGTTTAGAACCTTACTCGACGAGAGAAAAAAGCTTAATGATGAGTGGGCTAAAGAAGCTAAAAAACACTACACTGAAGTTGATTTAGAAAAACTTACATCGTTGAGTGGGCAAGCTTCTGCAAAACTTGGAGAAATATTTAAAATGCAAGACGATATAGATCGTTGTATAAAAACTGCAAAAGAATTAAAATCAAAAGAAGAAGGATAAGAAAGTATGGTTTAATATGGATAATAAGAAAAAGTTGGTTAAACTGAAAATTGAACACAATGTATTGGTGATAAAGCTTAGAAATCTACTTTATTGGAGAAAAAAGATTAATAGTGAATTGGTCAAAGAATCGGAAAAGCACTACACTGAGGTTGATTTAGAAAAACTTGAATTATTAATTGTGAAAACTTCAAGAAAACTCATGAGAATACTTAAGGTGGAAAAATATTTAGATAGTTGTAATGAAGATCTTAGCAAAGAGAATGATGCTAAAGAGTGGTGCGATGAATCAAAAAAATTCAGTTGTGATGTTAATTTAGAAGACTGGTCATTTGGATGAGAATAAACCCCTTCATGGGGTTTATTTTTTTTTTGTTTATTGGAAAAACTTTAGATTAATATATTTAAAGGAGAATATTTAATGTATAACGATAATGATTTAGAGTTTACATATTCTATACACGAAGATGTATCTGATATTCCTATGATTGAAAGAGAAGGAGTTCTTCCAAATAATTTCAATATAGTAAAAGAATTGTTAGAATTGAACTCTGATCTAGCACCATTGAATGAAGAGACTTTCCAAGACAGAGCTAATAAAGCTATATTATCTTTAGAGCTTATGGATATAGATAAATTCATTAAGGCTAACGATTGTCAAGAGATATCAAACCCAACATTCTTCTATCAGAATGGTTCACCAACATCAGATGGTTTATTATCTAATGAGATCTTTGGTATTACTCAGAAAGATAGAGCTGGTATATTTGCATATATAGATCTTGGTGATTGGTTTATTGATCCTAGCTGTTATAAATGCTTATTAAACTTGAATAAGAAGTTTGCTCATGTTATAAAAGGTATTGGTTCTTGGGATATTGATAAAGATGGAAACCTTGTTCAAGCAGAGAATGGAAGCACTGGAATTAGATGGTTAAAGCAAAACTTCTCCAAGTTGAAATTTGCTAAGACTGGTTCTATATTAAGAGATGTAAGAATAAAGTATATTGCTCATAACTATGAGAAGGGTAGATTGTTTATTAATAAATATATCGTAATCCCTCCATATTATAGAGACGTAAATACTTCTGGAAAGCATACTGGTGTTGGTCAGATTAATACTTTATATGTGAATCTTATTGTTGCATGTAGAGCATTGAAAGAGAATAACAACTATGGTTTATCTATGGCTGATACCACATGTGCTAGAATACAAGATACTTTAAAAGCAATCTATGACTGGTTCTGTGGAAATAATAACCCAACATTACAAGATCCTGGTACCGGTATGGCTGGTAAGTTTGGTCTTATCAGAAGAGCTAATATGTCTTATACATCTGATTATTCTTCTAGACTTGTACTTACTGCACCTGAGTTAAAAGCTGAATCTGTTGGAGAGTTGATGGTTACTCTTGATAAATCAGCAATACCATTATCAGCAGCGGTAGCAGACTTCTTCCCATTTGTATTATTCCATATGAGAAAATTCTTTGAGAATGAATTCTTAAATAATACTCAGTATGAAATTATTACATCATCTGGAGAGATTAAGTATATTCAATTAGAAGATCCAATGGTTGCATTCTCTGATGATATACTGAAACAAGAATTGAAGAGATTTGTAAAAGGTTATGATAATAGATTTAGACCAATCTTGGTTCCAGTTAAGCCAGAAGATAATAAGGATAATAAAGTGTATCTAATGCACTTTAAAGCATCTAGACAAGATCCTGCTAAATTGCCAGACGATCCAACTATTGTTGAACCTATTATCTCTAGACCAATCACTTGGGTTGATATTATTTATCAATGTGCTAAGAAAGCTACAGATGGTAAGAAGATATCATTTACTAGATATCCTTACGATAGTTACTTCAATACAATCTATACAGGCATTGAAATATCTTCTACTAAAGATACAGAACCATTGTATGTAAATGGAGAATTCTATCCATTCTATCCTAAGATTAGAAAAGAAGATATTAACCAACCAACTTCTAATAAGTTTATAGATACAATGCAAGTATGTAATCTATACTTAAAAGGAATGGTAGCTGACTATGATGGTGATACCGGAATGGTTAAAGGATCATTCTTTAAAGAAACTAATGATGAGCTTGCTGGATTTGTAAACTCTAAAGCAAACTATATCAACGCTGGTTGTGAGAATATTAGAGTATCTTCTAATGAAGCTATACAATCTTTATATAATCTTACAAAGGTTTTATTTAAAGATAAATCAAAATTAACACAACCACAATTTTAGCAACAATATAGTAAGGAATGCACACTTGCCAATGTCATATCCTCAAATGAAATAAACAGCTTTAACATGAACGGGTGGATAACTTAATTGTTATCCACCACTATTTTAATTAACTTAAAAGTAATCGGCATTTCCAACTAGGTGTCGGTTACTATAATTTCGAGGTATTCATAATACCTTCCTCCGGGGTAGTTCTTAATTGAGCTACCCCCCACCTGTTGTAATTTTTTACACATAAAACATAAAAATAATGGACAGGGTGACTATTTAGAAACCTTCTCTATTACTTAATCACATTGGTAGGAGGAAACTGTCACGGGTTTCCTCCATTAAATATGATTTTTTTATTTAAACATAAAAGTAATGCCAAGGATGGCATTACAGTGCTGGTTGCCTCCTCACCCAGCACTGAATACAAAAATTCACCAATCGCAATGGTGCATGTTTTGTAATCTTTTTGGAGAATAATGGGGTTTCGTATTTTGGAGTTGGTCGAAAGATCAACTCCTTAATTTTTTATATAACATATTATTAGTTAAAGTTCTATAAGGTAAATCATGACGAACCTCCTAATCGTTGTGATTGCTGATGGTTACAAAATCTTTAAAATGCTAACAATTGACGGATACCTTAATTGGTATCCGTCATTTTGTGTATTATATTTTTACTGTAATGGAAACATGATATATAAACACTATAAAATACATATATTTTGGAGGTAATTATTATGGCATTCGGAAACAACAATGGACAAAACAACAGTTCAAAAGACGCAAATTACTATTCTAGATTGAGAATTAGTAATTACAATGATTCACTTTCATTAAACTTCACTTATTGGAGTGGTTTATTGAAGCTGGCTATTGTACAGTTCTCTCAGGATAGTATGCAGAGTTCTGATAGAACAGAACTTGCAACAATTTATCTTTCTCCAATCAAAGCAAGAATGTTTGCTGAGTGTATTGAAGATATTGCAAAGGATAAGAGTGATGATGTAATCTACGGTGTTGATACTGGTCTTAATGAAGTTAAGGGTGTTATCACAATTGGTAGAAAAAGAGGAGAAACCTTCATTACTATCGGAAAGGCTTCTGACAATGCTGGATATGAGTCTTATCAGGAATTCAGATTTGAGAAGAATAATCTGTATAGAATGAATATGACAGATCTTAAGAAGTTCAAGTATAATAAGGAATATGATAATGTAGTTGAACTTAAGCAGCTGGTTGCTCTTCTTCTTGATTACTCCAATGCTATGGGTGGCGGATATGCATATGCTGCTCATGATATCAACAGATATCAGACTTCTAAGAGTAATGCATTACTTGCATCTATTGCTGAGAAGATGGGAGTTAAAGTTGGTAAAGGTGGTGGAACTGCTAACAATGGTATTGGAAAATCTTTCTTTGATGAAGACGATTCTCCATCCTATTCTAACAACTCCAGCAGTTCTAAGTTCAAGAGTGTTGATGATTTAGAGGATGAATTAGATTAATATGGGGATAACTGGTCATAAGCTAACTTCAGTGATAGATTTTGACTTTATCTTCAATACTGATATGGGAATCTATAAATATATTAGGGATCGTTATCGAATCCCTAATATATTTAATTTAGACTTCTTAGATTCAAAAGATATAGACATATTAACTAAGTCTATACTAAGAGAAGAAAGGAATCCTTTATCTCTTATAGCAACAGAAGATTCAATTGAATCTATTGATTCTCTATATAATACAATCAGAATGAAGTATTCTAAACAAATACTTCCATTATCTTTTTTCAAGAAAGATATCATAGACTTCACAATATTATTATCATCTTCCAAGAGGACAAATCTTGGAATCTCAATACTGGTTAATGATGAATATGAATCAGATTTCTTATTGGAAAAGATTAAAGGATTTGATAAAGATCAAATCATCTATAAACAGTCTTGTCCACAAGAAGTATTAAGAACTTTTGATGTATTCTATACAAAAGATTTATACTTCTTCCAAGACTTTGGTATGTTGGATATTGAAGCTAAGTCTATATATACAGAAAGCTTCTCATACAACACGAAAATATTAAAAGAAAGACCTGAACACTTTGAATATCTTTTAGATACAAATAAAGTGTATCTGGTTAATATGGGTAATATTAAAGAGGAGACAAAATGGAATTAAACGTGGCAAAGACATTATCAAGTGCAAGCTCTCTTAACAATGTTGTTCCTAAGAAGACATTGAAAGAAGTACAGTCTGATGTACTTGGTGATTTAAGAAATGCAATTGCAAACTCAATGGGACCTGCTGGTTCTAATACTTTAATTCTTAGAGGTAATACAGAACAAGATCTCGTTACAGAATACTCTAAGGATGGTAATAAGATCATCAAGCATATTAAGTATCAGAACCCTATCGAGATGTCTGTTAAGGCTGAAGTTGAGAATGCTACAAGACATATTGAGAAGACTGTTGGAGATGGTACATCTACTGTTGTAGTAATGTCTTCTTATATCTTTGATGCATTGCTTGCAGCTCAAGAATCTAATTTGCTTCCCAATAATCCTTATGAAGTATCTAGAACTTTTGCTGAAGTTGTTGCAGAAGTTTCTAAGAAGATTAGGGGGAAAGGAAGAGAATGTACTTTAGAAGATATCTATAACATTGCATACATTTCTACCAATGGTAATGAAGAGATTTCTAATAATCTTAAGGATATCTATGCTGAATATGGTATGGATGTATTCATTGATGTATCTGCAACTACAGATGGATCTTCTGCTATTAAGTCTTATGATGGTGTAACTCTTGAGACAGGTTACTCTGATCCTTGTATGATCAATGATGTTGAGAGACAGAGTGCTAGAGTTAGATCTACTGTAGAGAATCCTGTAAGAGTATATTACTTCCAAGATCCATTAGATACTAACGAGATGGATCAATTCTTCCAGCAGATTATTGAGACAAATATCATCGGTCCAGCTACAAGAAGAGAAGAATGGAAGCCAACTGTTATCATGGTTCCGAAGATTGGTAGAGACTCTCTTTCTTATATGAGAAGAGTTACTCAGTTCATGCATCAGTATCCAGAAGCTGCATATTCTCAGAAGCCTCAGCTTCTTATTGTAACCAATTATTTTGGTTTACCAGAGAACTATGCTGAGCATATTGCTACATTATGTGGAGCTAACCCAATCAGAAAGTATATTGATCCTGCTAAGTATGACTCTGATGTTGAAAAAGGTTTAGCACCAACTTTAAACAATGTAGTAGAATTCTGCGGACATTGTGAAGAGGTTGAAGCTACCGCATATGTAACCAAGTTTGTTAACCCATACAATATGTATGAGAGAGATAAAGATGGTAAGCTTATTGTGGATGAGAATGGTAATTATAAGAATACTACAACGTATGATAATATCATTACCTTCTTAGAAGCAGAAGTAAAGAATGCTAGACTTACAGGACAGAGTTCTGGAGTATTAGGTTCTTTGAAGAGACAGTTGAATGCTGTTAAAGCAAACATGGTTGAATTCTTTGTTGGTGGTATTACCATCTCTGATAGAGATGCATTGAGAGACCTTGTTGAAGATGCTGTATTAAACTGTAGATCTGCTGCTGCAAATGGTGTTGGTTATGGTGCTAATATCTTAGGATTCTTATCCATCTATGAGATGCTTAAATCTTATGGACAGTTTGATTTTGATGGTGATACATTAGATTTTACTCAAAATCTTGGTGAAAGAGTTGGAGATCTTAAATCAACCATTTTAAACATCATCCTTCGTGCATATATTGCAACTATTAGATCGCTGTATAGCACAAGATATAGTGATGAAGCATCTCTGATTAATGTAATGAATGAGATTATGAAAAATGGAACTCCTGTAGATATTGTATCAGGAGAACCTTCTGATAAGATTCTTACTTCAATTGAATCTGAACCGATGATCTTAGATACAATCTCTAAGATTATCACAATCATGTTCACCTCCAACCAGGCGTTATTACAAGCTCCAAGTTTAACGACCTATTATCGTAAATAGTATTTTATAGTTTGGGATTACAGGAAAAGTCTTTTAATATAGACTTTTCCTGTAAGTACCCATAGGAGAAGTAGTATGACGTATGAAGAGTATATAAAGAACCCTACTGGGAAATCAGCAGTATTTGGTGCTGGTTTGAAATTACAAATAAAAGAATTCAATGACCGTTGGATGATGGTTAGAATGAGAGAACAACAACCACCGGTTCATTATTTATATAAAACCGATAGTGATTATATTGCTCACTTTAAGATTCCATCTGAAGGTGTAGCAAGATTCTATTACGACGTTATTGTAAGATTTTTTCCACCTGCAACAAGTGGGGCTGTTAGATATCAAAAGAACTTATCAAACTATGAAGTTCAATTCTTCTCTAACGACCCAGCATTTTCTTTTACACATGCACATGCATTCTTTGTAAATAATTTATTCTTTAAAGATCTTATTCCTAAGGCTAATCCAATTAGCTTAAAGGAGAAAGCTATAGAGAAGAATCCTAGAGATGAAATCGGATATGTAAAATCTTTTTGTTTTATGTATTTTGATTTGAAAGATTTAGGATTGTTTGATAAATCTAAATGGGCTAAAGCTACAAAGTATAATAAAGTGGTATGGGCTGGAACTGTTGAGCATACTTCTAAGAAGATAGAAGATAGACAGTATAATGGTAGAGCTGAAGTTAAGAAGGAAAGAAAACTAGCTAGACAACAAGAAAGAGAGAATGCAAATCCTATTAAAGCTGTAATGAATAAATTTATTTCTCCAAATATCAAGAACTTTGGTAAAGCTAAGTTTGAACCAATTAACAAAGGAATTGGTAGGTTCAAAAAGAAATAAAGAAAGATATTATAAATATGAAATAAGTTTTAATAGAATGCGAGGAGGCAAGATTGTATGAGTTTAGAAGGAAAGATTAGTGGAATATATTTCCTAAATGAAGACAGAAGTAATAAACCTTTTATTCCCGTTGACCAATGGGAACCACAAAGCATTGATGAAGTATTTGTAAATTGTGTACCTGGAGCATTTTTGGCTCCTATGTATGCTATAGGAACATCTTATAACCCTTCTGCTGATTGGGGGAAGGATTTTAATAAGTTTATATTGTCTGTAAAGAAGGGGTATAATACTCCTATCTTAAGAAATCATCTGTTCATATATACAAATTACTTTTGTAATTTTTATGATCATGATAATGAATATCTTATGATTCTATTCAATCTGAAATTGAGGATTGATAGAAGTTCGACACAAATGTATCCACCAGAATCATTCCTTAGTGATATGGAGAGATACATTATTCATGGTGGTCTTGCTGCTAAGATTGATAAAATGGTTGAAGATAACTATTGTCAAGACTTAGATTATAAGAACACAAAGAATGAATTGTTGCAATATAACAATGATCATGCTAAGTATTTGCATAAAGTTTCTATGATGATGGTATTATCAATACCATTATTAACACAATATTCATATATGCATGATGTTGATGATTTTCAAACATTCTTATTGAATTTCTATGATAAGATTCTCCATATGAGAATGGAGTATAATATCTATGAAAAGATGTTTGAAACAGCATTCTCATTCTCAAATTCAAATGAGAGAAACAATAGCACTCTATGGTCTTACCAGGCTATTAGAGGGCAAGATACTGTAACACATTCAGAGGATAGTATTGTTAACATCATTCTCAATATTATTCCAAAATACACATTCAATAAGAATATCATTTCCTTTAACTATGCTTCTGTAAAAGAAAGTCTTAAGTATAAGGTAACAGATATTCAATATGAGTATCAGTTTATTCCTAGCTCTAGTAGTAAGAGGGATAATGATAGTGTATCTGATTTTGATAGATTCGAAAGTATTCTAATCAAACAGAATGAAGCTCTATATCTCCAGAACAAAATCAACTCTGATTCTGTAATGAGAAATATAGAGAATATGTATGGACCGTTTGATCCTGCTGAGATTGATCTTTATACAAGAAATCTCATGTATGATGAAAATGGTGATCCAACAATTAACAGATTCCAAAAACAGTTACTGTTCTTAATGTTCTATAAGTATTTTAAAGATACTCAATCTATTTTGAATATTAACCGTCTGGAGTATGTTAAATTGGTCATTGCAGCAAAGAAGATATTGACATTAAAGAATATGGTGATTCTTCCGTATATCATATCAGCTAAGGTTGATAAATTGGTTCAGAGGAAGAATATTAACAAAAAGGAGAGATCTATTGTAGAAGCTTCTCCATCATATCCACTCATTCTAAATAAGTATAAGAATGAGAGTATTGTAAATAACATCTTTAGCATTATTGCTACAATCATGTCATCTGAATTTACTATCATTGATATGAATCCAAATATCAATGGTAAGAAATTAGATATTGATCTTATCGGTTCTCTAATTGAAGAGATTGAAACATTCATTCTGATGTGTTAATATATTGGAGTATTGGATAATACCAATACTCCATTATTTTTAATACTGGGAGGTATAATCATGAAAATGGTTGGTAAAGAATTCAGTGAAAATATGAAGAGAATTATACCAGGAATCAGGGAAGCTTCCGGTGGAACAGAATTAGTATGTAGATGTAGATATTGTCCAGATTCAAGTGATTTGAATAAGGCACATATGTATATCCATGTACCGCAAAATGAATCAGATGTCCCATTCTTTAATTGTTTTAAATGTCATTCATCTGGCGTTGTCAATTCATCAACATTAATGGAATGGGGAATATATGATCCTATAATTGGATCAGGTTTAGATAGTATATATAGCAAAGCTATGAAATCTGGTAAGCTTGGAGATAAAGGTGTAATGAGATTCAGATTCTCCAATATGTGTAGAGATTTAGCTTTAGCATATAAGAAACTTGATTATATAAATAATAGATTAGGTACATCATTAACTATAGATGATTGTCTTAATCTAAAGATAATTCTAAACCTTAAAGATGCAATTGATTATAATGGTTTGAATTATACAAGACATCAAAACATAGTACAACAATTGAACGAATGTTTTGTTGGATTTATGAGCAATGACAACAACTTCATCAATATGAGAAGATTGGTTGATGAAGGTGTTGTTCATAATAGTATTGATATGAGATATATAAACTATAACGTTCATGATTACAAACTTGCAAATACAGAAAAGTTTTATGTAATACCTGAACAAATGTTGTATAATTCTCAGATGCCAGATAAAGTGAATGTACATATTGCAGAGGGTCCATTTGATATATTGTCTATCAAATTCAATGTAAATCATGGAGCACCTGGATTGTATATTGCTATTGGTGGATCTTGTTATATGAATATGGTAAGATATATATTCTCAGTATTCAAAGTGTTTAATTGTTGTATCCATCTATATCCAGATAACGATAAATTTGGGTCTTATGATAATATGATGGTTATAGCAGAATTTTTAAATCCTATGGGTATAGATTTATATGTTCATAGAAATGAATTCCCTGGTCAGAAAGACTATGGTGTTAGTAGTGATAAGATAGTAGACAAATTTTCATTATTTTAGATTATATATACTATATATGAAGCATTGGTATATATAGTGTATTAAAAATAGGAGGATAAAATCTATGAAAAAGTTACTTTTAGCTATCATCATGTCTGTGGTGTTATTAGGAAAGGAAAAGCTAGTAAGCACAAATGCAGACACAATTGTTTACCACGAAGATCCGGTAACGGTTGAGTACACTGAAGATGGAATTCCATCTGAGGTTGCTGCCAAGGAAGGCAAACACGATTCTGATGAAACTAAAGTTATGTATGTAACAGCTTCATCACTGAACGTGAGGTTACAACCAAATGGAGATGTTCATCATCAAATTCCATTTGGTACCGAATTGCAGATCGTAAATCACAACGTTGATGGATGGTCTTCATTTCACCAAGATGGTGCTGTATATTATGTATCCAGTAACCATATCTCAGAAACAAAGTCTGAGAAACCTGCAATGAGATTATGGAGAGCTAATTGCAGAATTACCTTTTACAGTTGTAAAGGGTTAGATGGTCATGGTAATAAATTAGAGCCTGGATTTACAGCAGCTTCTAATGTATTACCTCAGGGAACAAAGATCTACATCGAAGGTGTCGGATATAGAACTATCATGGATACTGGAAGTAAAGTCATGAATGACGGTAGGGTTGACGTATGTGCACCAACTTGGTCAAATAGAGAGACTTTAAAGTACGCTTCAAACTTCCCAGAAAGGATTAACGTATACATTGTAGACTAATCAAGAATAGTGGAGAGTAGCAAATGCTACTCTCCATTATTTTTTGTATTTTTTATAAAATTTAACAGTATATTAATTATTCTTGGAGGCTAGTATCGTGAATATTGTAGATAATAAGATCAATATAAATGACATTTACTTACGCAAGAGAAAACTTTCAACAGAGAAAGTTTTCATTGACGTTAAGTATGATGAAATTGTTAATATACTTGATAGCAAAGTGAACGTATTAAATAGGTTAAATAAACTCTTAGATTCTGCAACGCCAGAATCTTATATTACTGTATTAAGTCTGTTTGGACTTCCTGAGTATACTGAATGTAATAGATTGTGTTCTTCATTTATTACAAATAAATTTAAGAATGATTGTATTGTATACTATCATGATTTAGAAGAAATAGAAAATCTTCTCGCAAACTCTGATGTTGATATCGAGAAGAGAGATATAATATCCAGAGTTTTATCTTATCTATCCAATATAGATAGACTTAGTTTTAATCACGATTCTATTATGAATCGTTTTAATTTATACAACCTATTTGACCAGTTCACAAGATCTTATGATATACTTATTACACTTTGCAATTACATTGATACTTACAACTATACCGATCTCATAAAAGTAAAATTGGCAATTGATGAATTCTTCATCTTAAACAATTTTAATGAAAAGATTAGTATAGATGAGACAGAAGCTTCCATTGCAATATTCCTGTATTTCTTTTTTAAAAAGAATAAGAAGTGCGATCTTGATATAGATAGTATAAATGACCATATATCAAAATATACAAAGAATATAGATAAATTCAATATTCTTTTCGAACTTAGAAGAATGAATATTGATATAAAAGATTATTCTTCAATTGAAGAAATAATTGAAGATATGCATAGAAAGCTTAATAATGCTAAAACTATAGCAAACTACATTAAGTGTATATACATCTATAAATATGCTAATGATCCTAATCTGAACATTGAGGATGTAAACAAGATTGATATCTTTACACAACCAATGTATACAGTTTCAGAATATAATAATATAAAAGAAGGGATAGAAATGATGAAAGATAAAATTAACACATCCTGTATAGAAAATCAGAATACTGATAGAACTAGATTCTTCTATGAATCTGAGGACTATACTAAAGTAAATCACGATATTGGAATTAAGCCTGATGTTAGAGTTTCTGATATTGCTGAGATTATCAGATCTTGTGAGCTCGTAAAGAGATATGTTGAACAACATTGCAAGACTCTGGTTAAAGAACCTTTAGTGTTCTATGATACATATAAGGATCTAAATATTTCAAATTATTTTGGTCATATTGATGCAGCTGGAAAAATATCATTCAATATTGCTATTGGTCAAATATACTTTGATAGAGATATGCTACCAGTTGTTGAGAATCTTAGAAAAGCTCTTGAGAATATTCTCTATAATACAAACTGTTTCCCAATAGTTGAGGTTCTCGATACAGATCTTCTCATTTCTGTAATTACAAAATATGAAGTAAATACAACTGATCAAGAGAGTGTAATTGGTGAAGAGATTGTTAGAGTATTTAATATTCTTAAGGATCATGAGAAAGATTTAGAAGCATATATGAGAGATATGCATAGTAGAGTAGATTCTATTTTATATGTATTGAATAATGATTCTCAGATTGCTAAGACTATTGGTAAAATAGAATTTGTTAATCTTAATGATATTATCACCAAAGTGTATGGTGATAATAAAAACCTTCAGCAGTTTGTCGACAGTGTAAAGTATCATCAGAATCCTAATGCTAAATTTATTGAAGAATTGTATAATCTTGATAAAGGTGAAGATGAGAAGATTGAGCTGAATATTACCAATTATGAAGAAGCTGTAAATATTCTTGAGCAGCTTGTAATGAATAGATCTAAGACTCAGCCATTGAATGAGAATGTAATCAATACTCTTCAATTAGCTTGGCAGAATTTCAAAGGTAAAGTAAAGAAGCTATCTGCTAAAGAACAAGAGATGTCCAGAGATATGGATATGAACTTTAACAACTTCGTTAGATCTATGAAGAATTCTCTTAGTGGAAATAGAAGAGAGGCTATCATCAGAGATCAATTATGTCCATCTTTATCTAAGATGATTAAGATTGGTATTCCTGTTGCAGCTACAGCTATTATCAATCCAATTATTCCGGCAATTAGTGCATTGTCTTGGATGGTGTTATCTAAGGTTGCTACAGATAAAGAGGTTGCATTCATTCTTGATGAATTTGATATCGAATTAAAAGTATTGGATAGAGAGATTCAGAAAGCTGAACAGGGTGGATCTCCTCAGAAGTATAGAAAGCTTCTCACTATTCAGAAGAAGCTTATGAGAGAGAAGCAGAAGATTCAATATAAGTATGCTTTAAGTGGTAAGCGTATTAAGATGGTTTCCAACTATAAACCTCAGGGTGAATAATTAGAAGGAGAGTTTAATATGACAAGATCTGTTCTAGAAGATTTTCTTCTTGAGTTGGATATCAGCGGTAATGATGCTGAGAATCAAGAAGAAGATAATAAAGATGAATTAGATTCTGTCCAAGATGATAATGGTTCTGATGAGGAGGAAACTCCTCAAGAACCAGAACAACCTGAACAGAATAATACTAACGATAACCAACAGCAAACTGTATCTGTTTCTGGAGATGAAGATGAACAGACTGATGATGGTGGTGATGAGTTAGATAATATTGATGGAGAGGGGGAAGACCAGAATGATACTGGAGAAACTGAAGACACTACTCAACAAGATCAACCCCAGAACGATAATAATGGGAATGTTGAAGGGGAAAACACACAGGGAGAAAACAATCAAACTGATGGAAATGATGATGATAATGTTGATAATAATGGTACTGCTGGAGTTTCTATTTCTGGTACTGGAGATGGGGAGAGCGACGAGACTGGTGATGAATTAGACTCCGTTCAAGATGATACAAATCAAGACGATAATCAGAATGATGATAATGGTGGTGATAATAACCAAGATCAAAATACTGATGATGGTGGAGATAATACTCAGACTGATGATGACCAAGGTGGTGATGAATTAGACTCTATTGATGATGGTGGTAGAGATACTGGAGACAACACTGCTGGTGGAGATGATAACCAGGATGGTGGAAATGACGGTGGTAATAATAACGGTGGTGGAAACAATGCTGGTGGAGGTAGTGGAGATCTTTCTGAAGAAGAAAAGAAAGCTGAGAATGATATCTATGAATCTCTAACAGATGAAGAGAAGGTTATTAGAAATATTCAATTGAAGTCTAAGTTTGCTCAATTGTATGAAGATGCTGATTCATTCTCTGAGACTATTAACCGTATTACCAAGACAGAAACCAATATCGAACCAATCAGAAAGATACTGATTACACTTGGTAAAGTAAAGACATACATCGTAGATTATTTAGATACAATCTATAATTCTACTTCATATATAGATAACTTCACGAACTATATTAAGTTCCTTATGATCTTTAAAACTGTCGGAAATATACTAGATGAAGTGAATAAATCTGAAAAGTAGATCACAATGATAAAACTATATAGTAAAAATATTTCTTTTATTTAGTTATTTTTGGATAATGGAGGTTTAAGAGATATAAGAAAACAAGATTTAAAAATAGTTTAAAGTATTTTTAAAGGTATCGCTATGCGATATACAAAAAATTAACAGGAGGAAATTAAAAATTATGCCTAATAACAAGACAGGATATGTTGGTGGCGGTTGGAATGCCGACCCAATGGCGTCCTATACAAAAGCTTTTATTGAATTAGGAAAGTCCGTACTCAGTGAATCTGCACTTGACATTTTCGAGGAGCCCCATAAGTTACTTCGTAAGCCTGAAGCTAAGGAATCCCTTAAGGAGTTCTTCTGTCAGGATTTCATTAATGAAGATCAGAACGATCCTTTCATGGCTATGCCTGGATATCGTGAGGATCAGATTGCTATGATGGAGCAGCAGTTCGAGAACGATGCTTCTGCAATTTTCGAGCATTCTATCAGTGCTGATTACAACCCTGTAATTGGTATGACTTTCCCTGTTCACAAGAATATCCTTATGAACATGGTATTCGACAAGGGAGCTATCCAGAAGGTAGTTGCTGAGTCCCCCTCTATCACATTGACTATGGAGAGACGTCTTCTGATCGACTCTAAGGGAAATGAGATTGATATGTTCCTTGAGCAGAATAAGATGACTCAGGCTATTGATGCATCTAACCCTGTACATGAGATCGAGTTAACTCTTCCTGAGACTGGTGCAACTGATGTTCTTGCTCTTTGTGGTGGAACCAAGTTAGATGCTCTGTCCATTAAGACTCATATCAGTTATGTTCAGGTTGATTCTGTTTACATTGCTGAGGGTGATCCACTTCCTGATGCTAATAACGTTATTCGTCCTACCAACAAGGTTGCTGAGGCTGCTGATGCAGGTCCCAAGACCAATGTTTGGATTCCGGTAAACTTCGAGTTTAAGCCTGGATATAACAACGAGTATGATCGTACTCTGACTGCTAAGGTTGCTATCACTGTTCGTACTTCTGCTACTGCTTATGCACAGGTTGAAGACCAGATTAGTGGTACAATGCATAAGAATAAGATTACTGTTGCTTCTCTGAATGGAACTATCAAGAAGGTTAAGCTGGCTGCTGAATTGGATACTTCCAATGCAATGCTGGATACTGTTAGCGTACGTTGGGATGCTACCACATCTCTTATCGAGATTCCGAACGCTATTCCAATCAACGTTACTATTTCTCCGGAAGAGGTTAAGGACTTAGCTGCTCTATATCAGGTTAACCAGTTAACCAAGGTTATGAGCATGATGAAGACTGCTTTAGCTAACTACAAGGATGATAAGATTCTTCAGTTCCTTGATAACAGCTACAACAACTTAAGTGAGAGAGAAAGATTCTATGATGAGTTCTCCTTCGCTCCTCAGGGTAACTATGCATTAGATCCAGTAACCTGGAGATATACAATGTTTATGGATGTTCTGTCTTCCGAAGTTACCAAGATGCTTCAGGTTCTGAATGATCCTAACATGGTTGTTACTGTATTTGGTGATCCTGACCTTATCCGTAAGCTGTCTCCGACTCAGTATACCTATGAGACACCGTCCACCATTGGACCTGTTGAGCTTGATTACAAGAGAACAGTTGTATCTGCTGGTGACAAGAGAATCTATCAGTTCATCGGTTCTGATAAGCTTCGTTATAACGATAAGCTTATTGTTATCCTTACTCCGAGAAACAGTGATCGTATGACATATCGTATCTTCGATTATCAGATGTATGTTTCTAACGAAGTTCGTAACAGCCAGAATCCGTCTCTGCCAGCAGTACACGGCTTTGAGCGTTGGACAATCCAGCAGTATCAGCCTGTACAGGGTAGATTCAACATCCTTAATAGATCTGGAATCGCTACTCCATAATATTATTAAGGTTACTGGTTTATATCTTAAGGTACATATATTCGGGACATGGGAAAACCCCCATGTCCCAATATATTTTAACTTATGATTAAATAGATTAACATCTATTGTTACATTACTCATTTTTAAATTTTTAAAGGAGGTTTTTTAAACCATGGAAGCTGTAAAAGAAGTTGCACAATCATTGCCAATTCTGTTCGCATGTATGGTAGGAAATATTCTTGCCGGAACTTTGGCATCTATGACAATTGATAAGTTTAAGTTTAATGCTGTTAGATTCTTTGACGGTGTTGCTAGAGCCGCTGTTGCTGGTGCAGGATTACTTGTATTAGCATATGCTTCTCAGAAGATTGATCTTTCTGCTATTGGTTGGTCTGCTACCACTATTGTTTCTACAGGAATTATTCTATATGCTACTAAGATGACTAAGAACTTGCTGAAGTTGGTCGGATTGTCTGAGCAGGTAAATAGTGTTTCTGGTGTTGTTAATGCTGTTATGACACCGAAGGGAAACCTTGAGCCAGTCAATGAAGGACCTTTAGGATAATTCTCAATACTTATGAAGGCATATAGGATTCGTTCCTATATGCTTTTATTATGATTGGGGGATTTATGAGATATGGATGCAATTAGATTAACAGATTGCAATGAATATAGTATTCCTAAACATTTAAAATTGAGTCATGTTGTATTAAAGACATTGTATACTTCCATAAAACCATTATATGTGGATAAAAAGATAAAGGTATCTTCAGGATTTAGATTTGACGATAATATAGTTATGAACTTCATTTTAGATGGGAAAACTATAAATATAATATATGAAAAAACACCAAATATCATATATTATGATGATAAGTTCTATGATGTCTCTAGTATAGAATTAGAACTACACTATTATGACAACTAAACGGAGAATTATATGGAAAACAGAAATATTGGATATGTGATTAACGAATCCTCTGTTCAAGTCAATGAAATGGACCTTGTTGAAAACGGTGATAGAGTCACTGGTAAAGGTAGACTTCAGACTGGTAACGAGAAGAATCGTAATGGTAGAAGATATTTGACTCAAGATCTAGCTAGAGAAATCGCTGCACCTAGACAGGTTGAATTATTATCTACCGGAAACATGGTTGGAGAAGCTGGACACCCACTTGATCCAAACCTTGCAAGACAACAGACTATTGATCCTAAGAACGTTTGTGTACGTTATCTTAAGTTCTGGATGGAAGGTGATGATGTTATGGCAACCTTCCAAGGAACAAACAATGCA